AGTTGTGGTTAACAATTTAAATATAGATGCTAATTATATTTTCATAGTACAAAAAGAACATTATGACAAATATAATCTAAAATATCTATTGAACTTAATAGCTCCAGACTGTAAAATAGTACAAGTTGAGGGAGTAACTGAAGGTGCAGCATGCACAACGCTATTGGCAAAAGAATTTATAGATAATGATAATCCATTGTTAATTGCAAATAGCGATCAATATATGGAATGGGATTCCAATTCATGTATGTATGCTTTTAGTGCGGATTCAATTGATGGTGGCATTTTAACATTTGAGGCAAGTCATCCTAAATGGAGTTATGCTTCAATCGGTGAGGATGGATTTGTAAAAGAAGTTGCGGAGAAAAAAGTTATTAGTAATAACGCCACCGTCGGTGTTTATTATTGGAAACGAGGAAGCGACTATGTTAAGTATACTAATCAAATGATAGAAAAAAATGTCAGAACAAATAATGAGTTTTATGTTTGTCCTGTGTACAATGAAGCAATCCTAGACGAGAAAAAAATTCGAGTAAAAGAGATCAAAAATATGTGGGGTATTGGTACTCCAGAGGATTTAAATTATTTCCTACAAAATTACAAGGTTTAATTATGAGTAAAAAGGTGACGGTAATCACTCCTACAACAGGATCTGATTACCTAAAACAAAATGCAGATTCTGTAGTAAATCAGACATATGAAAATGTAGAACATCTTATAGTAATAGATGGACCTGAGTTTCAAGAAAAAGCGTTTAAACAATTAGATTTGCAAACTTCCGCAACGGTAGTTACCTTGCCCCATAATACGGGACACAGCCAATATAATGGACATAGAATATATGGGGCATTTCCTTATCTAGTTGATTCTGATTATGTGATGTTCCTCGACGAGGACAATTACATTGACCCTGTTCATATTGAAACATTAGTTAAAGTTTGCGAAACTAATGACTGGGCATTTTCTTTAAGAAAAATTGTAGACAAAGATGGTAAGTATGTTTGTCTTGACGATTGCGAGAACTTAGGTAAATGGCATACTTGTTTAAGTGAGCAAGAATTCTTTGTGGATGTTGGTGCATACTTTTTACCTACATCTATCGCAATACAAATATCTTCTTTATGGTATCGTAGGGCCAGGCATCCTGACGACCAACCCGAAGTAGATCGTATCATAATGCAAGTATTACGCGAACATGAATTTACATATGATACTAATGGAATATATTCGTTGAATTATAGAGTTGGTAATAGAGAAGATTCAGTCAAGGCTGACTTCTTTATATGGGGCAATAGCGTGATGGAAAAGAAATTTAAGGATGGATACCCATGGAGAAAGAAATAAACTACAAATATAATGAGGGTGAACTTTTAAACGAGTTGAAAGAATATATCGACGCCACTTACGGCCAACATTATTCGATGAATAGGTTTCAGGCAACTGAATTTATTATTGATAATGGACACGGTGTAGGATTTACTGCAGGGAACGTAATGAAATATGTTCAAAGATACGGAAAGAAAGCCGGAAGGAATAGACAAGACATACTAAAGGTGTTACACTATAGCATGATGTTATTATATGTACATGACATTGAAACCAAGGAGTTAAATAATGCAAATCAGTAAAGAAACAATTGATATCCTAAAGAATTTTGCTAGTATCAACAGCAACATTCTTATCCGAAAAGGTAAGGTATTATCCACAATTAGCACAGCAAAAAACATTTATGCGAGAGCAGAAGTTGCTGAAGACTTTCCAGAGGAAGTCGCAGTATACGATTTAAATTCTTTGTTAGCTTTGCTAACATTAATGGAAAATCAGACTGTAGAATTTGGTGAGAAAAGCTTAACCATGTCGAAGGACAACGGCAAGTTTGAATACTTCTATTCTGCACCGAACGTAATTGTAGCAGCACCTGCAAAGGAAATCGAAATAGATTCACACTATGAATTTAAATTGACAGCAGAAGATGTTAATATGATTATGAAAGCAGCTGCTATTACAGGTGCACCTACAATCACAATCTCCAGCAAGGGAGAGAATGTTACACTGACTATCGGTGATAAAAAGAATGATACCGCAAATACTTATAAGAAAATTATTGGTAAAAGCGAACATTCATTTGATTGTCACATGGCAGTTGAGAACTTTAAAATTGTTCCCGATGCATACAATGTTACAATCTCAAAGAAAAAGGCATTCCAGTTTAAACACGCAACAAAGCCATTGGGTTATTTTATCGCAATGGAACCTGATTCGGTGGTGTAATATGATAACAAGACAAGAACATATTGCAGTACTTAAACTAGAAGTAGAAACACTTAAAAAATATTATTATGATCCTTTGACAGAAGGCACAGGACATTTCAACACTGCAATTGGTGTATTGGAAAATCGTATTAAGGAACTACAAGAAGTTCATGAAGTAGTACTTACCTGAAATTGATTTGTTATATTATGAGGCTATTATGGAATATCGTGAAAATGAATTTTTGTGGGTTGAGAAATATCGCCCTCGCAAACTAGATGACTGCATCTTACCCGCAGACCAAAAGCGCATCTTTCAAGAGATGTTGGCTAAGGGTGAGATTCAAAATATGTTATTATGCGGCGGCGCAGGCATGGGCAAAACCACAGTTGCTCGAGCATTGTGTGAAGAATTAGAAACAGATTATCTTATAATTAACGGATCGGAAGAATCTGGTATTGATGTTCTTCGTACAAAGATTAAACAGTTCGCATCTACTGTATCATTCAGTGGTAAGCCAAAGGTTGTAATTTTAGATGAGGCGGACTATCTTAATCCTAACTCTACACAACCTGCATTAAGAGCATTTATAGAAGAGTTCTCATCTAATTGTAGATTTATTCTTACTTGTAACTTTAAGAATAGAATCATTCCTCCACTTCATTCTCGTACTGCGGTTATTGAATTTAAATTACCCAAAGCAGATAAGCCTAAGATTGCGGCAGCATTCTTTAAGCGTGTTACCGAAATTATGTCTATCGAAAAGATTGAGGCAGATGGTAAAGTAATTGCAAAGGTAATTGAAAAACATTTCCCTGATTACAGACGTGTCCTAAATGAATTGCAGAGATACTCAGCATCGGGTAAAATTGACGAAGGAATCTTTGTTAATTTAGGTGAATCCAATATGCAGGAACTTGTTTCTTCCTTGAAAGATGGAGATTGGAAAAAGATGCGTACGTGGGTTGTTAATAATATTGACAATGATCCTGGAACTATCTTTAGAAAATTATACGACACATTGACGGATCAAGTTAAACAAGTTCCACAATTAATTTTATTACTTGCAGATTATCAGTACAAAGCGGCATTTTGTGCAGATCAAGAAATTAATCTTGTAGCATGTCTAACTGAGATTATGGCAGCGGTGGAATTTAAATGATTGAACTTTTTAGACCAACCTTTGAATGGATAAGAGATGACTGGCGGACTAATGCTAATAGGTTTATGTTGGAGTGCCTTGCTTGGGGTATATCTATTGGGTGCTCTATCACAATGGCATTCACGGTTCCCAATCCTCCTTTGCTTATATTATATCCTATATGGATTTGTGGTTGTGCTATCTATTCTTGGGCTGCTTATACTAGGAAATCAGTTGGGATGTTGGCTAACTACCTATTGTTAGTTGCAATAGATACCATAGGTTTATTACGGATGGTACTATGAGCTTGTTTGGAACACCTGTAGAAAAAATAGAGGAAGTTCCTTATAAGGCTCCTGCGATTTCGCCCTTTGATTTTATTAATGCAATTCATCACAGTAAGGAAAATTTAATAGTAGATGATTGGTCTGAGAAACAGTATAACCCCTATATCATTAATAAAGGATTATCCTACGGGCCAGATACAGTAATCCCCGCCAATGAAATGAACTCTCGTCCTCATTTGGATAAGATCCTTCAATTTCACTTTCTTATAAATATTATTAGGCCTAAGAAGAGATTCAATAAATGGATCAAGGCTGAGAAAATCAATGATTTGGAAGTTATAAAAGAATACTATGGCTACAGCACAGAAAAGGCTAAGCAAGTACTCCCACTTCTAGATGATAAGATTATTGACGATATGAAAAGAAAAATAACAAAAGGTGGTAGGAATGAGTACTGAAATGATAAGTATAAACTATCCGGG